TTTTTAGCACCTTTTTCCATAACCATGTAATCAGGTTGATTTTGTGTTGATTCTGATCCCCATGGTGTTGAGCCCCAACCGTAAACTGTATCAATGTTCCATTGTAGTTGCGGTTGTATATATGTTTGATGATAATCGTCTAATGCAAAATTTCTAGTCCCTTGCACACTATCAGGCAATAAATAGTTGCCTAATGATTCGACATCTAAGTAAACAACGTTTCCTGTTCTCTGGGCATTGTTACCTAAATAATATACATTGGCCGCTATTGCATCGCCTACTTTGAGTGCAAGATTACCAATGTACAGTCTAGTATTATTATGCACTGATGCATTTGCGGCTCCTGATGCCTCACTATCTGCTAAGTTTCTATAGTACTCTTTGAAATCACCACCTGGTGTAACAACAAAATCTTCTGGTAAAGTTGTTTCTAAATTATAGTACGAACTGGAATTTGCCTGAGTATATGTTATTGAAATTGATTGTTCTAAAGGAAAATCACTAAATTCTGCATAAGCAGATGTGGAATCGCCTGGCAAAATAAATTGTATTCCTTTTCCTACGCCTGTAACAATATAAGCAGTATCTTTAGTTAGCACACTGGTATTTGAAATATGGTCGCCTGTGAATTTTACTACCATGTCATTTCTAAGTTCTTGACCTGCTGGCGATGTATATGACTTTAGACCTTGTATGTTATCTATGTTAATTTGTACGTTTGCATTACCATTAATTTCAGTAACCTCTGGACCTGTTGGGTACCAATAGTAATCTTGATAGTTAATTAATTTGTCTATGTTTATAGGCGGTGCAAATGCATATTGATTTGTTTTAAATAATCTGTCGTGGTTGTCGATTAAGCCACCTTTGCTTCTTATGTCATACAAAAAGTCCTCATAGAAAACATAATTTACAGGTTTACCCGAATCTGGATTTATAGTAGTCACTACAGGATCAAAACTGTAGTATTCTCTATTAGGTGCTGGTTGCTCTACAAAGGATGTATTGCTACTACCTATTTCTCTTGGTGTCCCTATAAAGCCTTGTATATTTTCTATATTTGCTTTTGAAAATAATTGCTCAACTGTGCTTTCAAAGAAATTTTTATTAACACTAGTTTGATGCTGTATAGGTAATAGATCAAAAAATTTGTTTGTCATTAGTATCCACTTCCACTTGAACCACTGCTACTGCTACTGCTACTGCTACTGTTTGTTGTAGATGATTTATTAATTACGTTGCCTTTCAATTGTTTTAAATTTGCTGAAGATAGACTTTTAACTACTTCTACATTATCCACTGTTGCTGTAGAAAAGAATAATTCATCTGATGCCGCTCTAACTTGATATAAATCTCCAAATATAGATTCGGACTTACTAGGCACAATTACTACTGATGCTATTGCTTTACCTAGTTCCTGATGAATGTACGCACTTAATTCTGAGAAATAAAATGTTTCACCAAAGTCCCAGTTTTCTACATTAAAATAAGTGTCAATTAATTCTAACACCGCACTTCTAACTTCTGCATCTGTAGTTGTACTTCCTGGTAGTTTTACAACTTTAATTTTTGCTTGTAATTCTGGTTCTGCGTCATTGCCAAATAATAATTTAAATTTACCACTGCTGTAAACTAATTGATCACTAACACTCTTAAATTCATCTAAGCCTGCAAAATCTTGTGCAAGTTGTTCTGATGTTGGCGCACTCGGCAATATACTAGTACCGCCATTTTTATAACTTAGCATTGCTTGATAATACGATTTAGTAAGCATAAACATTTCAACAACATTGCTGATACTAGGATCTATTCTAACATCACTTGGAGCAATGTGTTGCCATTCAAATGAACATTTTCTTGGATTTGCCTGTAATGTGTTTTGCTCAAAACTTCTACCTACTTTTACATTGTACTGGTTGTTTTCTGTTAGTACAATCATTTTAGGTGTTGTTAAGTCATTGATTAATTCATATACTTTAGGTAAAAGCGATCTTGGAAAAACTAATTTGTGATTAAGTTTACCTAAATTATTTTTTAGATATTTTTCTGCTACACTTAAATCTTTTACAATAATCAAATCAAAATCTGTAAATGGTGTTTTGTTATCTGGGTCACTACCTGGAGCAACTGTGTCTAATACATAATCAACTGATATTTCTGTTTCAGTTGCAAAATTTAATATTTTGAATTTTGCTGGTCTTTCGTATGTATAGCCATCTAAGTCAGTGTATTGCTCAAAGAAAACAAAGTCTGTACTACCTACAAACTTGTCAAATAAGTCTGGATCATCTGGAAAACCATCATAGTCGCTGTCGACAGGTTTAACAACAACTTTTGCCGGATCGGCAAAGCCGTCACCATATCTGTATGAATCCACAATTTCAAATTGCAGTGGTTTGTCTAATGACTCTTTGACGTTTTTATAAACTACCTGCAATTTATCTGCATGTTTAAATCCGTTCCATCTGCTACTTAAACTGTCAAAGTCTGAAATTTTTAAACTTGTGGTTGACGTCAAATCAATAAATCCTTCTGATGCGGAATCTCCTACCTCAAATGTAGTTGTGGTTGCATTACCTGTATAAGTTTTATAACTACTTGAACCTGTGTTGTAATTAACATAAGCAATATTACCGTTTGCTCCACCAATAATAGATGTACCAAATTTACTTAATGGTATAGTAATACCACTCGGCAATGCTGATAATTTTGCACTATTTAATTTTACCACTGCTTTACCAGTTGTTGCTGATATTGGATCTACTGCTATTGTTGTAGATACTGCTGGTGCAAAATCACCTTGGCTATAATCTGCTGTGGGCGACACTGATGCTTCACCGTTGACCAGTAAACCAAAATTACTAATAAATCTTATTTCTAAATCTTTTGCTTTTGTGTCTCTGCTTCTTAAAATTATTTCTGGACTGTTTCCTACATTTGGAGTATATGTTGCATTTGTAGATTCTAATTGCCAACTATCACCTATATCATCTAAATTTGTATCAACCCAGTTATATGTTTCTACCAGTTCTGGTTTGAAGTTTGCTGTGGTTAATGCGATAGTATCCTTTAATACCCTTCCTGTTTTACTGTCAAATGTTTTTTCATCACTAGAAAAATAAAATTTTATATCTTTGAGACTTTCAAATATAATTCTGGTACCTCTTGTAGTTACTGTGTAATTTGAAATATTTGTTGTACTGTTAGTACTATTGTATTCAAATTTCATTAACCAACTAGCACCGCTGGTAAGATTCGGATTAAAGTCTGCATTTTTCTGTAAATTACTATTGTCTATAACATACCAGTGTGTAATATTACTTCCACCTGGTCTAAAATTATATCCTATACCAAAATCCTCTTTAGCCTTTATTCTTGTATCAAATGCGTTACCTATATCTGTTTCTAGACTATTAGAATTTAATGTAGGTATAATTTCTGTGGCTCTCCATGCATTTGGAATTTCTTTGTTTAATTTTACGACGCCTTCTGTGACACTTAGTAAATTTGTCGGAACGCCATTATTTGTAATACTTGTAATAGTTGCTAATTCTTCTTGTGTTGGATCGTTTGGATTTTTAAATTTTATATAAGAGCCGGCTTGTATAATTCTATTTTCGTTTACACTATTGTTTAATGTAGTTCTTATGCCGCCATCTAATCTAGTAAAATAACCTGTGTTATTTTTATTTTTACTAGGCTGGGTAACCCATGTGATATCTTTATTGTTTGATGTCAAGTCAAATGCTAATGCATCTAAGCCTTTATGTAATTTCCTATAATCATCGTATACAAAGTTTTGTAAATTTACATCTTTAGTAATATTAGCAACATCCTCTTTTAAAATTTGCATTGCTGTTCTACTTGTACCAAATGTCAAATAAGTGTCTTTATTTTCTATGTCTTTGTATAATGCCCCATCGTCTGCAAATGATGTGACACTACTAAATCTTCCTGTTGGGTCTTCGATATCAATATATCTACTATGACCTGCATGGGTTCTATTTGTAGATTTAAGTTTTAATATGTTTACACTTTGACTCAGTGGAAATACATTATAGTCTTGAGCACTGACCATTCTATTTTGTGTATAATATGTTTGTGGTGCTCTTCGTTTAATGCTTTGTAAAGTTTCTGCGGCTGAACCATTTGAAACTGTGCCTTTTAATGACATCCTTAGAGTGAGTCTGTGTAATTCACCTTTTCTGTTATAATAAGGTAATACTAATTCTTTGTTTTGAAAATCTGCTGGTCTAATAGATAAGTTTTCGCCAATGCTGGTTCTGTAATAAATTCTAAAAATTCCAGAAGGTATGTTTGCAAAATTACCGTCTGAGAATCTTATTCTCACACCGTCGTCAAATAAGTTGTCAATTGCATATAAGTTTCTGGATTCTAGACTAGTTGCATTATATAATAAAGTCTGTCCTTGAAGATTGCTGACTTTTTGCCAAGTAAGTTGGTTAACAGCATTATTATCCATTTGATGCACAAATACATCTGTTTCGTTTATGTTAGCAACCGGTATATCTACTGTTCTGTTAGGCAATGCCCTTTCAAAAATATAATCTTCAAAACTTAATACACCCTGCTTAAACATCATAAAAAATCCTGTATAAGGACTTTCTAAACCTCTTTTATCATTTCGATAACAAATTCTCATTTGACTATAAATGTCTGGTTGTGCTTCTTTGAAAACACCGTTTTCTATATGTGTACTAACAAATTCAAAAGGTACACTAACACCATTTACAGTTGCACTGGTTGGGAATATAGGGGTTGAGCCTATTTCATTATTGAACCCATATATCTGTGTAGCAATACCGCCTACTGTTCCTTCAACAATAGGTTTTGTAAAAGGGTTTGTTACAGAAAATGCACTATTTAAAACTGTAATAAATTGATCAAAACTATTTGCATTTGTTGGATCATTCCAGTCTATTCTGATATCTTGTAAACTTTCGCCCGAAGCGTCTAGTAAAGGTTCGTCTGTTTCTATACTATCAATTTTTACTAATCCACTTGCTGGTATATTTCTTTTAGGAGCATAACCTAGCATATCTGCTAAACGTAAAATACTGTCTCTACTTTCTGCGGTAGCAAGGAAGTTTTCCCTGGTATTTAAATCTGCTCTGAATGATAAACTTTGCGAAAGATATGCTAATAATTCTATAATAGCAATAAATTCAGAACTCTCAATGTAGTCATTGAAAGATTCTGGATAATTTTCTCTTATGTAATTAAGCATAGATGTACGCATTGTACTAAAATCATATGCCTTGAAACTTACTTGGGTGAATGCCTGATAGGCTAATTCCCAGTCCTCTGCGGCAAATAGATTTTGATTTCTATTGCTAATTGACATTATGTATCTCCATTAAATTCTCTTTCTAACCTAACCTCTAATACATCTTGACTTTGATCTACATTATATTCTAAATAAAGTTCTACTTGTAAAAAATGATCTGTATTTGTAATTTTTACATCAAGTAATTCTACTCTTGGGTCATTACCAACTATAGTGTTGCATTCTTCTTGTACATCTTGCATTGTTAGATTATCAAACGGCTCCATTAGAACATCGTGTATAATACTACCATATTCTGGTCTCATAACTCTTTCCCCTTTACGAGTCTGAAAATGATTTAATAAATCTTGTTTAACTAAATCTAAATCCGTAAGTGTGTAAGGTGGTTTTTTCTTGTTATCTGTACTGAATCCAATAAATGTTGCCATACAAGTATTTATCAGTAATATTAACGGATGCTTTAATGATGGGGGTTTTTGGGCCTTTTACTGTTTTACTAAAAAATCTACTTTTGAAGTTTTGCCGTTCCGGCTTGTATCACTGCGGCTAAAACATCATCTGGAGCATTTTGCACCCACTTATTAACTTCCTGTTGCTGATTAGAGTCTAAATTATCACCTTTCACATTTGGTATATTTGTATTATCGTTAGAGGAAGGCTGTGTCTGTGCATCAGCATAAGCCAAGTTTAAAAATATCGCACTTTTGTCTTCGCCATCAAATTGCACTGGATCATCTGAGGATGATTGCTTTGCAAGATTTTGCAATGACGGATTGGCTTTTAAAAAATCAAATGTGCTAGTTTGGTTCTTCAGTCTAGGAGATGTTGCCATCCATTGTTTGAATTGTTCAATATTGAGTGTCTCAGGTGGTTGATCCGGATGATTTTGTACCAACCATTTCTGATATTTTGTAGCAATAACATTTGCGGCTTTCATGCCTTTTGCTTTAACGTCACCGCGAATGTTGGAAATTTTTGCACGATTACTGCCTAATTTACTTCCAATTTTACTGACAACATTTTTTGCACCTTGCTTCATTCGGTCAACTGCACCGAATTCAACTTCATTTATTACTTCATCGATTCTCATTTAATATCTCCTGCCAGTTATTTATCTCTTTTCTTATATCAATTAAATAATTACAAGTACAACTATTACTAGAGGAAATTATGAAATATGTTTTAGCAGTTGCACTGGCAGACGAACTCGAAGGATTGCAAGGCAACTATAACACAATTATTACAGGTGTTGGTAAAATCAATGCCGCACTTAAACTCACTGAGTATTTGACAAATAATCCAGATACAGAACTGGTTATCAATTATGGTACTGCTGGAGGAGTAGACCCTAATATGAAAGGCATGTTGCACATTGGAAAATTTGTACAAGCAGATATGGATTGTAGAGAATTTGGCTTTGACAAATATCAAACACCATTTGAAACAAATACCCAAGAAATTGTGGTTGACCATAAAGGATTTACATGTTATACTCAAGATAAGTTTGCTACAACTAAACCTGATGGTTATTGCAATGTAGTTGACATGGAGGCTTATGCACTCGCTAAAGTGTGTATGCATTTTGGCGCAGACTTTAAATGTTTAAAGTTTATAAGCGATATAATCGGACAAGGAGATCAGACATCCGAATGGCAGGCGAATAAAGCATTAGGTGTCGAGATGTTCGAGTCCACATTAAAGGATTTAATAAAATAAAAATGAACGAATTTGATAAAAACTTTCACATAAACTTTAGTCCACTTTACATTGCCGCAGTTGTGATGTTTTTTCTATTATGGGCAGTAGAGGCTAAAGCAGACGAGATAGAAGATATTGTTGTAACTGCTCAACAAGAAAAAGTGGTCAAAGCAGACCCAATTACTAGCGGTAGTTTAATAAGTGCTATTATGCCAGCCTTTACTTGGAATCCAGGTGGCTATGGAGGCTTTGTAGGTTTCAATGAAAGAGGTGCTCAAACATCTCACACTTCAGTTTATGTGAATGGTATCCCGGCAAATGATCCTGGGGCAAGTTGGTATGACTTTGGACATGACTTTGCAAGTGGACAAACAGTAAAAGTAATTACTGGTGCAAATGGTGTTATATATGGCTCAGGCAGTATGGCAGGAACAGTACTTATACAGGATACAATAGAAAGAGGTATTACACTTAGATTAGAAGATGGTATAAACTATGTCAGAGTTGCTCCAATAGATCAGTTAGAGTTTAGTACGGTTAAAGATGGCATGGATAGTGTTCGTAATGACAATGAAGAGGAAGATAATTACGAAAACAAAACTGCTAGGTTTAATGTAGATGCAGGAGACTTTACTATTGTAGGTAAGTTTACTGAATACGAATACGACTATGACAACTGTTATGATTATAATTGGGGTCAAAGCAATGACTGTTTACAAGACGGCCAAAGATATAATATTGCTATTAGAAATGATTATATTACAATAGGTAGAAACTATAATACTGCTGAGTATTTCACAGTAGAAGATCCTACATATTTAAATGAGGGTTATAGAGATTATTTTAGAATAGGCAATCAAGTAGAACTCAGTCAAAGTTTAAATGTTGCATTTGGTATAGATGTAGAAAAACAGTATTACAATACAAGCAGTTGGCAAAATATTGAAGGATCTGAAACAGTTTTAGTAAGTGATACAAGACCAGGTTCCTTTACAGATGAAAATTTAACATATAATGATGGTACATTATTACCTTTGTGGAACGGTACAATAGAACCTGATCTTGATAATGCATATGAAGTTATACAAGGTAACGGTGTATATACCCTAACACAAATAGATGAAAAGTATTCAGACGAAAATGGAGGTATATACTTTCAAGCCAATGCTAACTTTATACTAAATTATAACTTTGGTATTAGACTGGGCAACGATGATCAGAATGCTCTTAGACTGGGTATTGAAAAAGGCGACTGGTTCTTTAATATAGGAAACAGTTTTAGAAAGCCTAATCTATATGAAAAGTTTGGCGATGGATATGTACAAGGTAATGAAGAACTAGAACCTGAAAAAGGTGTAGGCATTGAATTAGGATATGGTGTGCTAAGTGTGTTTATGTATGATTTTGAAGAATCAATAGAGTATGTTCCAGGATATTATACAGACAATATTACAACATCATTGGAATTAGATGCTGAAGCATCTGTTAATACAGATGGTACATATGGTGGTTGTGTTTTAGATCCTAATTATACAGCATCAGATGGAATGCCATTAGGTTGTGCATATGAAATTGTAGAAGATAATAATCCAGTTTACACTATGCCTACTTATGCAAACACAGGAGAGTACACCACAGCAGGTGTTAGATATGCAAATAACTTTGGTCCTGTTTTTATAATGTTAAAATATACTGATACAGACCAAACTAGAGTACCTAAATTTGCTGGTGTATTACAATACAGCGAAGACTTTTTTGATGTAAACTTTAGATTAAAGTACGCATTTAATTTAGATAGAGCACCTGGTCCCTATGATGTATTAGAAGGGCAGGAGTATTTGGAAGATCTAAATAAGTTAAACTTATATGTAACCAAAGTGTTTACAAATGGCTTAACACTTTCTTTTAAAGCAGAAAACATAACAGATGAAATTGTAGAGGTTGTTCCTTTTTATAATACACAAGGTAGAGAAATTTACTTGACATTACATTATAACTGGTAAAAAATATCATATTTTGATTTGTTTGAATTGAATTAGTAGTAAATACAAGTGTATCATTTAACAACATAGGACTAAAATGAAAACTGATAAAATTATTAAGAATATTGTATCTACTTTTAAAGATCTAGAGGAAAAGGCCAGTCACATTAATTCGGCAAGTGGTAAGACTGTAATTCACTCTATGATACAAAGAGATAGGAGAGGCAAGTTTGATAGTTTGGGATTTTATAATTCTAAAACTAAAAGATATGCCTTAGTTTTTATAAGAGATTACATTGCAAGAAATGTAGATGTAATTCCTGAACTGGATGACATGAAAAGAGTTATCACTGTAAAATAATGACCGACCACTTAACAAAAAAATTCACAAACAATACCTTAGAAGAAGATTTAAGAATTATGCTCGTTGAAAAAAACAACGAGTGTAATGCACTTAGAGAAGAAATAAAAATGCTTAAAGTGTCTGTTGCTGAAGAGTCAGATGCAAAGTATAGAGCATTTGTTAAAATTTCTGATTTACAAAGAGAATTAAATTCGACTAAATAGGTTGGCTTCGGCTACACGTCTATTGTATAATAATGTGCTGATTCCATTACCTCTTTTAATAGGTATTTCAGTAAACTCCATAAAGTATGTAGCACAATTATAATTTTCACTATTGAGTGCTTTTATTAATTTGCTAGTTGTAAATTTTTTCATACCTATATCAAATGCTAGAGATATTAATGCAACTGTTTGATTTGTATTAAGCGGTACTTTGACTCTGTCTACTACCACACTAAAAGCACGGGTCAAATCAAGTTTATACAGCCTATCGATAAATTCTGGTTTTGCACCATTTACTAGACTATAAACATAAAAATTATTTATTTGGTCATATACAGCAATTGATTTTACTGCTAATTCATAATCAACTCTACCATTTTTAATAATAGTTGCTCCTTGTAAGTAAGCATGATTATTTCTAATAATTTTTCTTACATCAGGATGATCTAAATCCAGTTTACTATAATCATTGAATGCTATCATTTTGTTTGATATTTCTAGAGAACTCATTTTATGAGATATACCAATGTATGTTTCGTTTTGTATTTCAGTTGGCACAAGATATGTATTAAAATTACCAATTATAAAATCATTTGCATGTATTAAAATTTGAGTCGTATCTACTAAATTAGGCAGAATAAATTTAGGTACTACTGTATTTGTTTTAGAATATACTCCAGTAAGATAATCTGTGCCTTCAAAATGTGATCCTATATAAAAACCACCTGGGTTACAATAACTTAACGGTACATTATCCGATGGATCCAACTGCCCTATATTTAGATCATCTATGTATGCCATTATTTGTTTGTCCTTGAAGGACTTGGTTCTATACCAGGCCATCTTGTAATAATAGTATTAACTTTTTGATCAAATAAAAGCAATGGCGTTAATGGACTTTTGCCTTGTTCTGCTCTTTTAGGATAACCACCTGATAGTATACCTGCTAATTCAAACGATAGTAATGTGTTTGTTGTTTCGGTTGTTTGTATGCCACTCATGTTAGGTGCAATAGGCAAAGGTGGCAAAGTCGGCAATGTTGTTGTTTGAATATCAACTGTGTCGCCAGCATTGATGTATGTTTTTGTTAGACCCATTATATGTGTATGAGTTGTTGAAAATATATCTACATCTCCCATTGACTTGATTTGTAATGTAGGTTCAGAGGGCGGATTATTTACAGAGGCTGGTGCGGCTATTTCTATTTGTGTGCCTGCCATATGTACTTTGTTATCACCAAATAATTGTAAACTACCTGGCATTGTGGTACCAGCGGTTGTAAATAGTCTAGGTCTTGCTTCTATACTTATAGCATTAGAATACATATTAATATCTTTCACACCTTCGATGTTCACACTACCGTTATTTAATACACTCTGATATACTGGATTTAAGTATGCTAATTCTTCTACATCTACAATACCTTTTTGTGTTTCGTTAGGGTCGTTTGGATGTGGATAGTTGTTAGCGGCTTTGATATTAACATTTTGTCCTGCTTCTATATTTACATCCTTGTCCGCTCTGAGGTTCATATCACCTGATGTTCTTACATTGTAACTGCCTGTGCCGTAAATGTCTATGTTACCATCGGCATCTATTTCTATATGCCCTGTACCTGACTTATTAGATATGTATATTAAATTTTCTGCGTCATTGAGTACTATTTGATTTCCGCCACCGGTTCGTATTCTTATAAATGGATTATCGTTACTATCATCCATTACAAATTGATGTCCAGCATGTCTTAGTCCTGGATCTTTAGGATTCTTGGGACCTGGTGTTAATATACCATATACTTCACTTGCGCCTTCCCGCCTAGCACCACTAGTACTTTGCCCTCTTATAAAATCATCTATCAGTCCTTGTGAAAAAATAACACTTTCTAATTCGTGCATTGATCTGTCATCTGCTTTTACTTTGACACTTTTAACAGTACCGCTGTATTCTACATTATGATCCTTGATATTTGCAGACATGTTTGCTTCATTAACAGGTGTCACTCCACCTATGGATTTTCCTGCTGGAATACCTGGTACCATAAAATTTCTATTTGTTTGAAATAAGCACCCTAAGATTATTCCGGAGAGTTGGCCTTGGTATTCATAAAAACCTACTACAACTTGATTACCATTATCAGGTGGTCTCATCCACATTCCATAACTGGTTTGTGCAACGTCAGGTGCATTTTTATCGCCTGTGCCTCTCTCAGGAGTTGCACCAGCAAATGGTGATGTCCATATACAATCAAATAAGGCACTAGTACTTTTGTTTGTGCCTGTTAATTCTGGTATATGCACTAAGAGTATTCCATTTCTAGAAGGATCGTCTGCACTAATTACTGTGCCAAAATACAGCGACAAACCTTTACTTGCATTGGATGTGATTTTTTCTTTTATGCGGTTTGGTATCATATTACTATTTAACCACCGTCACTATTATTAAGTCTATCTATTGATAGGGGATTTACATATCCGGCTGTCGCTAAGTCAGATTCAGTAAAAGTTAAATTGTTTATTGCATTCTCTAACGGATCACCTGAGTCAAGAACCAATTTGCCGTTTTCATCAAACTGTACTTTAGACGCATCTAAACTACGATTTACTTGGTCTGATAAGTGTTTCTCTGCCGCTATCTCTTCGGCACTTTTTGGAAATTGTCCTTTATAAATTGTTCTATAACATTGTAGAGTTTGTCTAAACTGTCCACCACTAAAGTTATGAAGTACTTTGTAAGGGAAAAACGTTCCTGAGAAAGAGTTGTCCATTGATAGATCATTTATTTCTCCAGTATGCCTGCTTGGATCATCATGCCATGTATTGTATTCTCTTGGAAACAAATATGTAAAGAAAAAGCCTACTTCGCCTATTCCGTATGGTGCAATATTTTCTTTTATAGACTGTTCGCGTACTTTACCTATATCTGTTTGCAGTGAACCTAAATATTCATTGCCTGGCTTGTGAATAAATATATTGTTTACTTTTGGTGCTTCTTTGCCAAGCCAATAAGGATCTCCTTTGATAGTTAATTCCATTTGTACTAAGTATGGTGCACCCAATTGGCTATTTGACAAAGCCGTTGTAAAAATACTTTTATTTGCAAATTTAGAGTTTGGACCTACTAGTGTTTTTATTTTTGGATCATATTCACCAAAAGGTAAATTCTCACCATGGGTGTTTTGAGAACCATATGCTGTTTGATCAAATTCAAATTCTTCCATATATATAGAATTAAAATTTTCTACCACAGAGTTCTGAACAGTACCAGGGCCTACTCCAGTGGAGAATCCTGGAGGAACTGTAACGGAATTAAGTTCTTTGGTAAATTCGCTCATTTTTTCTTTGGCTTCATCTAATAAACTGCCAGTGTCAATGCCATATTGGTCTAGTCCAAGATCGCCTACTGCACTTTCAATTTCATTAATAAAGCCACTGACTCCTTCGCTTATTTCATTAAATGCACTATCTATTACTGCAAAAGGAGTAAAAGCATTTGCTGTAATTTTTGCTATCTGTTCGCTAATTTCATTTGATATAATGTCTTCCACATCAGACTGCAAAGTTGATATTCTGTTTGTGATTGTATCTAAATATGAGGTCAATTCTTTTATGGTTTTGGTTTTTTGTAATATTGCAACCGGAGAACTGGGTAACTTTAAATTGAGTTTTCTAATATTTTTGGAATTTGGTTTTGTAATACCAACTGGACTCAGTCCAGAGGCTACTGAGGCTAAATCTTCTGTGAGTGTTATAGGCAACTTTGCTAGTGTTGTAAGTAAATTTTTTGCATCTGTGCCAAGTTTTACAAACTTCTCAAGAATTTGATCTTTTGTAGTAGGCCTCACTTTACTATTGAAATCGTTAAGTTTATCAGTGCCTGCTGAACTTATTTGTGCGGCTGGCGACTGTGTGTAATTAGTTTGTCGTCCACCTGCAACTGGTACTAAATATCTTATACCATTTTCTATTTTTAAATCAACATCAAAAATCTGATCATTAATGCCAGAATATGTATAAGCATAAAGTTTATTAATATTCCTGTCTTTTGCGGCTTGTACTAATTTAACCTTTTTCCTCTTGTCACCTTTTGTTGTACTGGTTTCTATGTCTAATTCTTTTGCATCTATCACAGATGATGAATCTAGTTTGCCGGTAAGTACATAAGTATATGCCATTGCTGGTTTTCCAGTCGATGTATACAAGTATTTGTCATCAAATTTTTGCCACGTGTATTCTTTACGAATCGCTGGTGTAATATATTGTGTTTTATCTTTATTGAGTTTTTCAGTATCTAATTGTGCTTCGCCTTCATCCATATCATACCTATGATTGGTTTTTGCATATTTGTGATTCATTGAGGCTAAGCCATACATTACAACATCAACTGGGGTATTTTTATTGATATGTATTTTAATTTTGGCTTTTTTGCCATCCTCGGGTGGGTTTTCTTCACCGGCTTCTGCGGCCTGTTCAATTCTACCTATAGTTTCATTGCCATCTTCCTCGGTAGTGAGTGTTAAATTTTGCATTGTATCAAAATATTCTTTATCAATAGGCATATCTTTAAATATAGTTTTCAATCCAGGAAGTCCGAGAGGATCTAACATGTAGGCGCCTTTTTCAATACCTATACTTGGCTTTGGTTTTTCTAATTCAATATCCCCAGTCTGCGTCTTTTGTAGTTTTTGCATTTGTTTGGTAAAACTCTCAAACAATTCGTTAACTGTGCCTTTGGCACCTGATACAATTTTGATATCCTCCGGGACTCTATGCACAGATGAATCCGCAGATGCAACTATTTCGTCGATTGCAACTGCTTGAATATTATACTCAGAACCTGTTGGACTTGGATTTACATCAAAATTTATAATTCTTATGGGTATTGCTGTGTGATAAAAAGGCTCAGCATTGTTAATATCGCCAAATAATTTATCATTTTCTGTTAATTTGTCTTCCTGACCAATCAATTCTATTTCCAAAAGGTACGGCATAGATTGTAAAGGAAATGGGTTACTCTCGCCCAAAGTTTTGTTAAGTTCAAATTGAGATCTATTCAGCAAATCAATAAATGACATTCCAAATGGTTCTTTTAAATCAAAATGCATTATGTAATTGTACATACTATGACCTTTCATAGTTGGAGGGGGCGATGGATGTACAACAGTACTAATTGATAAATTATCTATTTGAAATTTAGTAACACTTGTTTGTGCAATAATAATCCTGTTACCTTGTTTTAAATCTAAATTCACAAGACCATCAGTATAAAAATTAGATGGCAACATACTAAAAGTTAAACGATAAGTGTATGAGGAATATGCATCTGTAGGATTAAATAGGATATTGCTTTGCAATTCTTTTGGCAGTATGTGTTTGAATAGGTCTGGATTAGCAAAATATTCTGATTTTATTTCTGCCATATTAATTACCTGCTATCTGTCTTGCTCGGCTACCTGTGACTAATCTTATAATTGTACCTTCTTTGAAATCTTGTATAGGATCTTTTATTATTTCTGGATTACTTAGTACCAATATCCACCATAACTCAGGACTACCAAATTTTTCAAATGCAAGTAAGTCAGGCCTACTGGCATATTTTTTAGTAATTAAAAATTTTTGATCACTTACCGTAGATGGTACTGCAGGTAAATTCATGTAATTTAAACCTGTATAAAACGACATATTTTGTGCGTCTTTTAAAAAACTGTTTTTGTTATATACTGCCATTAAATAAATCCTATATTTCCGCCTTTTTTCATTTGATCAAGGTCAAATAATCTTCGCTGTCTTCTAGGCGAGTATTGCACCATTAGTGTAATTGTCATTTGTAAGTCTGTTGGTACATAAGTTACTCCTGCGGCTTCTCCGGCATTATTTTCTGTAGTCCCATCTGTAGTTGTTTGTGTTTTAAATGCACTAACAAATTTTCCGTTAGTTTTTGCAATATTATGTTGTACTGGTATGTAGTCTACATTATTTTCCATAATAAAGTTGACGTCATTAATAACAACTGGTACTCTGTCGTATCCATGGGGGCCTAAATAACTAAATTCTAAAACAGGCGGCGGTGCACCAAATTTATTAGATGATACTGCCGCTTCACCAAAGTTTGCTTTAGTTGTAACTTTTAAAAAGTGCATTATTGCTAGTAAATATCGTGCTTCTTCTTGTGTAGTCACTGAATACTGCACCTGTAATGGTATTGTAGGAGGCGAACTCATCATATAAGTATGTAACGGATAATTTGTGCCTTGAAATTGCTGTGTATCATACGTTGCACTAAAGGCTATAAAAATACTTGGCTGGTAGTGAAACATAATGCCGCGGTCAGGCTTGAGAGGACTCAATATATCAGTCTTTACTAGGCTATCTGGAAAGAATGAATCTTTATTGGCTCGCATAACCTGTAGTCGTGCTCTCCAGTCAATGTCTAGATTACTATTTCTTCCTAAATCTGTATTTGCCATTCTTTCTCCTAATGTACTATGTATTTATCGATATCAATAAACTAGCCGTTATTGGCCAGAATTGGATAATTATACTTGACACTAGAAAAATTTAATGTATAATAAAGGTTAATTATAAGGAGACACAATGGTCGCAAAAGTTAAATACTTGAACAACAAAGATTTACTTAAACAAATACATCTCAGTAAGATGTCCTTTTGTTGGGTTAAATCACCCCAATACGATTATCCAGACATTATTATTAATTTAGAAGATGAAATTACTGATGCAGTGATACTCGAAGCAAAACAAAACAAAGCAGGAAAAATGAAAGATATTGCTTATAAAAAAGCAGTTGAAAATTACGACGGACCTGCTAATAAAAAGCCTAGACAAAAAGACTTTTTAGTTGCTCTAGAGGATATTGCAGACGAAGATGTAGTAGTAAGGCAAATGACTTACGAGCATATTCCATTAGAGCCAGGCAGAAAAAAGAATCCTAGAAACGAAGCAGAAACAAAAGCAAAAGCAAACTTTCCACCATTTAAGCATTATGGCTTGATAAACGGTACATGGGAAGAGGTTGCTAGGAGTCACTGGAAAGGCGGTCCTAAGAGTGGTAAGTTTTCTGTTGATCATGGTAGCATTACAAACGAATTAGGTAAGATGTACCTTAAGTTAGTAGATAGATATAGTCAAAGATCTAATTGGAGAGGCTATACTTATGTTGACGAAATGAGAGGACAGGCATTACTACAACTTGCAATGATTGGATTACAATTCAATGAAGCAAAATCGGATAATCCATTTGCTTATTATACAGCCGCAATTACAAATAGTTTTACAAGAGTGTTAAACATAGAAAAGAAAAATCAAAACATCAGAGACGACATATTAATCGACTCTGGGCACTTACCAAGTTATGGCAGACAGATAGCACACGAAAATGAAATTAAGGCTTTAAGAGAAGCAAAAAATTCAGAATCGGATGCCTAAGTATGACAGACAATTTATTTAAAAAAGCAGTTGTCTTTACGGACATACATTACGGACTAAAATCTAATAGTCATCAACACTTAAAAGATTGTAGTAATTTTGTTGACTGGTTTATTGCTGAGGCAAAAGTCCGCGGTGCTGAAACCTGTTTCTTTTTAGGCGACTGGCATCATCATAGAGCAAGTGTTAATGTAGCAACACTAAATGCTAGTTGGAGAGACCTTAAGAAACTTAACAAAGCATTTAACAAAGTATACTTTATCACAGGTAATCACGATTTATATTACAGAGATAAACGTGAATTAAACAGCATGGAGTTTGCTAGAGACTTAAACAACTTTGTAATGATAGACGAGTTGTTTGAAGAAGGCAATGTTGGTATTGTACCTTGGTTAGTAGAAAACGAATACAAGAGAGTTGCTAAAATGCAATGCAAGTATATGTTTGGTCATTTTGAATTACCGTTCTTTAAAATGAATGCAATGATAGAGATGCCAGACCACGGTGGCATTAATGCATCAATGTTGCGTAATCCAGAATATGTGTTTAGTGGACACTTTCATAAAAGACAATATGACGAAAACATTCATTATATAGGTAATGCATTTCCACACAATTACGCAGACGCACAAGACAATGATAGAGGTTACATGTATCTTGAATGGGACAAGGAACCAGTATATGTAAACTGGCCTGAGTGCCCTAAGTATGTTACATGCGGACTTGTTGAATTAATTGATGATCCTGCAAAATATTTAGATGCATATACTTATGCAAGAATCAAATTAGATGTTGATATCAGTTATGAAGAAGCAACATTTATAAAAGAAAACTTTATGGAAAAATACAAGTGTAGAGAAATACAACTTGTACCTATTAAAGAAGTTGAAGAAGAATACGAAGCCGGCGAAATATCATTTGAAAGTGTTGAACAAATTGTTATTAGTCAATTACAAACTATCGAAAGTAATACAATTAACACAGAAAAGTTAATTGACATTTACCAGAATTTATAATATATGCTTAAACTAAAAAATATAAGTGTCAAGAATTTCATGAGTGTTGGAAACAACGTTCAAGGTGTGCGGTTTGACGACAAGAACTTAACACTAGTACTAGGTAACAATCTAGACCTAGGTGGTGACGGTAGTAGAAATGGCACAGGTAAGACTACTATTATTAATGCACTCAGTTACGCATTATATGGTGAAGCACTTACTAACATTCGTCGCGATAACTTAATTAACAAAACAAATGCCAAGGGCATGATAGTTAGTGTAGACTTTGAACTTAACGGTGTTGAATATCGTATAGAAAGAGGCAGACGTCCTAATATATTACGTTTCTTTGTTAACGGTACTGAGTCAGGTGATCAAGAGCAACAAGGCGACAGCAGAGAAACACAAAAACACATTGAAAAAATAATTGGCTTTACTCACGAAATGTTTAAGCATATTGTTGCACTAAACACATACACTGAACCTTTCTTAGGCATGAAAAATAACGATCAGAGAGACATGATCGAGCAACTACTTGGTATACAGGAGTTGTCAGAAAAAGCAGAAACACTCAAAGAAAGAATGAAGGATACTAGAGACAGTATCAAGGAAGAGGAAATTCGAATCAATGCTGTCAAAGATGGCAATGCTAGAATGGAAAAGAATATCAAAGAAATCGAAAGCCGCAGTATGGCCTGGGAAGCAAATAAGAAATCTAAACTATCTGAAATGGCTGATGCTCTAGAAGAAGTCAACGAACTAGATGTAGACGAAGAAATTGCAAAGCATAATGCATTAGTTGAAATAAAAGATCACGAAGCAAATTTAAATGTATTAGTAAGCAATATCACTAACACAGAAACCAGTATTAAACGAAGTAATACTAAACTGCAAACACTAGAAGCAAATTTGGCTAAAGCAAAAGAAGGTACATGCCCTGCTTGTGGACAAGATACAGCACATTTAGACACACATGAAGAATATACGGCCGATTTAAACACCGAAATAACAGAGGAAAGGACATATAACAACACCCTAATCACTAAAGAAAAAGAGTTAAAAACAGGCGTAGAAATGCTAGGACCTGTTCAAGAACGCCCTAAAACCTTCTATAGAACACTAGAAGAGGCCCTTACTCATAGAAATAATGTAGATAACTTAATACAAAGTATTGAAGACAAGAACAACGAAGAAAATCCTTACATAGAACAAATAGAATCTATGAAACAAACTGGTATACAAGAAGTCAGTTGGGATATTATAAATGAACTCACAGCATTAAAAGATCATCAAGAGTTCTTGTATAAACTGCTAACAAGCAAAGACAGTTTTATCCGTAGACGTATTATTGACCAAAACATTGCTTACTTGAATCACAGACTGGCACACTACTTAAATGCTATTGGTTTGCCACATGATGTTAAATTTAACAGTGACCTAAGTGTAGAGATCACAGAGTATGGCAGAGACTTAGACTTTGATAATTTAAGTAGAGGTGAACGTAACAGACTAATACTGAGTTTGAGTTGGGCATTCAGAGACATATATGAAAGTCTTAATCACCCAATGAACTTTTTATGCATTGACGAACTTATTGACAGTGGTTTAGACGGTGTTGGTGTAGAGAATGCATTGGGCATACTCAAGAAAATGAGCAGAGAACAAAACAAAAATATCATGCTTATATCACACAGAGAAGAACTCAGTGGTAGAGTAAATGATGTATTATATGTAATCAAAGAAGGCGGCTTCACTAGTTACAACACTGATACGGAATATGTGGAAAGTTAGGTGAGCAACTGGACATACAACGGAAAGGCAGTAGACAACTTACCCGAAGATTGCGAAGCATTCGTGTATCTAATTACTAACAACACAAATAACAAAAAGTATGTAGGTAAGAAACTAGCAAAGTTTAAAACTACTAAACCACCACTCAAAGGCAAAAAGAATAAACGCCGTGGTTTCAAAGAAAGCGATTGGCAAACTTATTGGGGCAGTTCGGACAATCTAAAAGAAGACGTAGAAGCACTAGGTGAAGATAAATTTACCAGAGAGATTTTATACTTTTGTCCTAGCAGAGGCGTTGCTAGTTATATAGAAGCAAGAGAACAATTTGAAAGAAAAGTGTTATTGCGTGATGACTACTACAATGGTATTATCAACGTTCGAGTAGGTGGTTCAAAAATCTTACGTGAAGGCGTTAAAGATTCACTCCATAATCCAGATACATAAACTCCATCTAGTACCAGAAATAACTTTGCTTACTTCATGTTCTGTATCACCTGGAAAAAGTATTCCGTCCCCTGCTTTTAGTTCTACAGGCTTATCCTCAATATAAAATATCCCGCCTTCAAACTCGTCATTGAGGGGAATACATATAGAGTACTTTGATAGATCTTTGTGTTTAGTACAAGTGTCATTTTTGTTATAATAATTAGCATAGAAAACATTATGCTTTGTTATTATGTATGGTTCTGAATCTATACTTACTGGCTTGATCAAACTGCTAACATACTCTGCTAACTCCCGTGTTAATCGTATCCGGTGCGTATTAAATGTTTTATGTGTGTTATTCCAGTCGGTGTCAGTCCAGTAACCAGGTACCATTGTAAAACCCCCAGGGTTGGGAGATTCGTCTGGTAATTTGTTTATTATTTCAGTACACTGATCTTTAGTCAAAATGCCGGTGATCGTAAAATGCTCCATAGCAATATTTATGACTAGGATTACTCAAAAAATGTTATAAGCAACATCATAAGACGATAACTATTTGCTGAAGAACACAAAAAACACGGCACACTCAGACACAAAGTCTAACTCACATTACGGCACACAAATAGGACTATACACCCGCCCCAACCGAGGCACTGAATATCGGGCTCTTTGACAATCCGGCAATGGAAACACCCGGTGCGAGATTCTGGAGATGTATAGCGGCAAAGATACAAACACACGACAAACAGTATTAGAAGGATGTAGGCTCTGAGAAAAAGCAACCTACAAATTGATATAACTAAACTCTACAAGGTTATAACAATTTCCGTGAGATTCGAGACGGTAGTGTATGGGGACAAAAGGCTCACTGGTTCCTAATAGCACCCGAGTTAGAGATGGTAATGGTTCACTTGATGACACCTGACATTGTTCTCCTTGCATAAGGAGAATTATGGCTCAAGTTACTTGATAACTTCTTTTAAAAAAATTGCAAACAAAAACTGATTGAACGAAGTGAATGAAGTTTGCAGTTGGCAAAGACACGAAGTGTCTATAAACATTAACACATAAATATTAACATGATACCAGTAGAAGATAATTGGTTACACATAAAACATGAATTTCTTGAAGCATGTGATAACTTAAACAATAACAGTTTCATCGACAACCTCATGACTTTTAGAAACTTAGGATTGTTTAAACTTTTATTGGATAAACAACACAACGGTTTATCAGGACATCCACAAGACTTCCTAGAATGTGTATTGGCTATAGCAGAGCATGATGTAACAGTTGCACATGAGTTTGCCAAGATAGGCAGTATGTGTTTTCTTGTGCAACAGTTTCCACAACATGTAGCAGAGTCGGTGTACAAGGATTCCCCTGATGAAATCATAGTTAAAACAAACAGCGAAGCACCTGAGTATGCCGATTGGATAATAAAGCAAGATGGTGCTGGATATATGCTGGGCAGGAATGTAAAAAATTTTAAGCCGGAGCATACTGTATCTTTCCGCGACCTACTAGACCCACAGCATGATAATTACATACTTAAATTAAGTTGGTTTCAACTGTATAACAGAGTATTAGTGTGCAGTCACCTAGGGGGTCTACAACGCATTATAAACGTCGCTATGCAACACAATACACATCAAGGGTTCATTGGTATAGCGGCACAAGAACTCGATGCTATGCGTCTTGTAATGCACAGAAACATTAACCATGCATTACTGCATTTAAAACACAATGAACAAATACCAATGTTTGATCGCACCAAGTATAAATTACAAGCAAGTGTGGTTCCTGGTAATGTGATTAATTGTGTTTCAGAGTATTGTTATCTATCCGACGAAATCGAATCTATAGTAGACCAGTTAGAACAACTTGACTTAGAGCATTTGATAAACGAGCATGATGATGGTGTTATGCATGTGGAACAATTAAAAGGCAATAACAGTAAAGACTTATTCCTCTGATGGCGGAGGTGCAGAATCAGGTATCATTTCCTGTTTCATTTCATTATCTTTTTTACCGCCGTTCTTGGCAGTAATATACGAACTAAAAGACTGTAGTACCATAACCTGATCGACTACGCCCATATGCCAGGCAGTAGGCCAGTCAATAGCACCTTCAGAATACATAACAAAATCAGCAATGCCCTTTGTGATATCGTCTGTTTGCTGTTCTAGACTTCCTAGATAGTCCCTGATTTGCTCAGGGTCTGCCCCACCTAGGAATTTAAGAAAAAACCTACTGGATCGTAGTTTATAGGTGTAGTGTAAACATGTTCACACTCACCGCATTGCATTTCTACTTCTTTTTGGATGCCACCATTGTTAATTTGAGAAACTGCATCATTTAATTCTATGCCAATTGCTTTTTCTACATTATCTAAAAAATCTGCAATTTGTTTTACATCGTCAACTACAAGTCCTGAATCTGGTATTGTGATACTTACTATAGAATTAAGAATAACTTCGTAGTTCATTGTGCTAAGTTTTTCCAGTGCATCACCTAATGCCTTTAATTGTTCGTCACTGTTATTTACATCTATATTTTGAAACTGTCTATTTTGTTCTATAACTGCCTTGGCACCTTGTATGGTGTGCATGTAATTTGTAGGCGATATTAATACTTTTAAACCGTTTGATAACACAACTTCTTTGAGTGCTTCGATCTCTTGTGATTCTGCTAATGCAACAGATAAATCAAAATCGAATCTGTTTGGCTCATTGCATTCTGGACAGTTTCTAGAAACTTCCATAAATTTAGTATCTGAACTTGCTTGTCTAATTGCAATCAGCAATACTTCCATATCTGGGGCAAGTAGTAAAGCAGGATTTTTTACAGCAGGAACACAACTCTTAACAAGTTTTATAACTGCATCACCATTTAATAGTGCGTCTGGGTTTTTTGTAAGAATGTCATCTTTTGCTGTCATTGGGTAAACCGGCAGTTCACCAACTTCGGTCATTTCAACAACATCTTTGCTATAAAAATCAGTACCACTTGGTAATGCTACATATAACTTGGGATTTCTGTAAAAATCTGCTAAAGGGTTAGTATTCTGTGTCATATTCTCTCCAATATGTGATGTTTTAATAAAAACGATAAATATAACTATCGAAGCATCACTTTATTTGTAGTGTTATTTATCGATTATAATATACTCAGTTTACAGGAATTGAAATGACAGACATTGTAATAACTAATACCGAGGGTGTAACTAGCACTATTCAGAATCTTCCTGCATGGGCAACAGAAGCCACGCAGAAAAATATGCAAACCTTACTGAAAGGTTTAGGTACCAGTTCTCAAAAGATCGAGGCTATCCTGCGATTACAATTAAAAGGTTATAAAGAGACTACTAAAAAAACTGCGGATGGTAATAAAGAAATACAGAAATTACTCAAAGTATTAGACAGCAATGATAAAAAAGAACAAAAAGAAGATAAAGCCGCTAACAAGGCCATGGAAAATGCTATCAAAGAACTCAACAATCTCACTGAAGACAGTTTAACGCAATTAGGCAAGTTAGGTAGAAACACCAATGATCAATCAGACAATCTTAATAAAATTTTAAAGGATCTGAATAATTCCGGTGACGGTATTATGAGTTTTGCAAGTGTAGGCGGAGTTGCAATGGGCGGATTTGCAAAAGCAGTTACCGGCCTTCAGAAGTTAATGGGTGCATTAGGTCTAGCAGTACTAGGAGCATTAAAGTATATAGGAAGTAGTTTTATAGACACATTCAAGATACTTAATAATAGTTTAAGTGCAGGCACAGGAGGCATATTAGGTCTAACAACCAACATTGAAAATGTTGCAAGGTCGGCAAACCTGGCTGGAATGAGTTTAGATGAATTTGCCACCTTTGCACAAGCAAACAGTAAAATTCTTAGGATACTAGGTGCTGAAAATTTTGCAAATTTATATAGTACTACACTTTTAACAACTAATGGATTACTTGCAATGGGCATGACAGCAGATGATTCTGTCGAAAGCATAATGACTGAATTAGAATATAGACGTAGATTTGGATTAGTGTTAAATCAAAACAGCAGAGAGTTACAAACAAGTTTATTGAGATCTGCCAGAGAACTCAGAATATTTGCTAATGCTGTGGGTATGTCAGAAGCAGATTTGCGAAATGAATCACAAATACGAGAAGATCACACTGATCTCATGCAGTCACAAGTAAAAGCCATGGGCGGAAACACAATGGAACTTGCCAATAATGCTCAAAGCATAAGCAGGGCCTTAAGTGCAGTAGGTGGACAAAGTCTTATAGATCCAATATTTGAATCAATATCCAAAGGTGCCACTGGACTTTCAAGTGATTTTATCACTCTAGGTCAGAACATGCCTCAATTGATAACCATGATAGAAAAAGAAGCGGCCAGGTTTGATAGAGGAGCAGGCACATTAAATGCAGACTTAGGTTTTGACTTGATACATTTGCTTAGAAATACCACACTACAACAAAGAACTCAACTTAATGCTATGGCTAGTTATGGTATCGAAGGTGCGGCAGATTTACAAAACATGATCAGAAAAGCACAAGCATTGTCCGAGGAAGCCATTGTGTCAATGCGAAAAGAATTAGATCCCAAAACGATGTCTGTATTAAACGTATTTAACAGGCTAGGGTTTGTGGCCAACCAAGTAACTGCCACATTAGGAGATTTTGGTAAAACGTTTGCCTTGGAATTTTTAGGTTTTGGTAGAACACTAGATGAAAACGGTAACGCAACCTATGATTTTACAAAAGGTGTCGAGTCAATGACTAAAAATATTAGAAAGTTTGCAACAAACGTGTTTGGATATAATAGTCCAATAACAGATTCTTTTGATAGCCTTGCAACTTACATAGACGATTTGTTCCTGCCCCAGGGGGCGAAGGACAAAGATGAATCAGATGCAGAATATCAAGCCAGACTTGACGATGCACGTGAAAAATTTGTAGACACTATATCAAAATTTGCTCAAGACTTAGCAAGGGATCTTAAGGAACAAATCAAGCAAGGCACTTTATTTAGTTCTATAAAAGATTTCTTTAAAACGTTTTTTGATGATTTAATGTTAGCAATAAATCAAGCAACAGGCGGTGTGTTGTTTGATAATGCAACTCATAAAATGATGATT